GCATCATCAGTTTGTAGAGAATAGTAGCGAAGGTAAAGCATTGATACACGGAAAGACTACAGACAATCATTACTTGCCTGATGCTTATATAGATTTATTAGAACAGAACTACGATAGTGCGATGCTAAAAGCATATAGAGATGGTCAGTTTGTAAACATCTCAGCATTATCAACATATCATTCATTTGAAAGGGATAGAAATGTCGGAAGATGTGAATATGACAGATCATTACCAGTTTGTATCGGACTCGATTGGAACGTCGACCCAATGTGTGCAGTTTTATTCCACATCTACCCACAGAGTCCAAACGTACGGATATTCGATGCAATCGCATTATCACATCAAGGTCAAGGGGACTTATTAAGCCAACGTATGTGTGCAACAATAAGAGAAAAATATCCTAATAATAATTATATTTGCTATCCTGATGCAAGTGGCTTCCAAAGACACACATCGGCGATGTATAGCGACATTGATATCTTAAAGCAAAATGGCTTTAAGGTAAAGGTTAGAAAGAGTAATCCCCCTGTTGTGAACAGGGTGAACTCGGTCAATAAAATGTTGGAGGGAAACATTTTAATAGACCAAAGATGCAAGTTGTTAATACAAGACTTAGAAAAGGTTACGAACAAGCAAGGTACTCGTGATATAGACAAGTCTAATAAACTATTAACGCATATGACAGATGCACTTGGTTATGCAATAGAGTGGGAGTTTCCGATAATTAAACCAACATTAGGAGCAATACAACGATGATACCAAACATAGGCAGAATGTTGCAAAAGCAATCTATGTACGATGCACAACAAAATTATAAAAACCAATGGCGTAGAGTAAGAATGAGAGCAAGGGATTACTATGATGGTAATACAGAAGGATATACTGAAGAATTTTTTAGTGAAAGTTTACTGTCTAAGATTCCTATGGCTAATGTTAATATCACAAAAAGAATTATAGATAGAATTAGTTTGGTGTATATGAAACCACCTAAAAGAGAATACTCTAATGTTGATCTGCCTTTGTATATGCGTGATAGAGATTTAAAAATGCAAAGAGCAGAAAGAATGACGAACTTGCTTGAACACGTGCTTATAAAGCCTACGTTTAGAGATGGGATGCTCGATTATGATATTATTATGGACTTTGAGCCTGAGTTTGGTGATGACCCATTAAGACCTATTGCGTTTACTTACCCACTTGCAATAAAAGCATCTGTTATGGATGACACTCCTGAGTTGTATGCGTATTGGGATGCAGAGAATACATTTATTTATGACAACAATGGTAAGATACAAGACGATCCTGATAATCCTGACCATATCAATCCTTATGGTGTATTGCCATTTGTAGAGTGTTTTAAGAATGGCAGACCTGAGTATTCATACTTAGACACAAGTCCTGTTAATGATATTATTGCAACAAATTGTCAAGTCAATGTAAGTCAAACAAATTCACAAGCAAATGTTATGTTTCAATCATTTGGCTATATGTTTGTTAATGGCTCACAAATAGAAAAAGACACATTAGAAGTAGGACAAGATAAAATTAGCTTTCTTGGAATAGATGGCACAATGAATATTGTTTCCCCACCGAATACAGTTGAAGCTCTCGCCTCCTCTATTGAGCATAGCTACAAGCTACTTGCTCAAAACTATCATCTTAATATCTCATTCGTAGAGGGTACATCTGCACAAAGTGGGGTTGCAATACGTTTAAGAAATCAAGAACTACAAGATAGTAGAGTATCAGACACAATCAGATGGCGTGGCTTAGAAAAAGAATTGTTTGATTTAGAATCAACTATTTTACAAACAGAACTTGGAATAAATACAGGTGAACTTGTAAAGGTAGATTATGAAGAAACAGAAGAAATATTGTCAGACAAAGAGCAACGTGAGAAGTGGGATTGGGAACTTGCTAATGGTATTATAGACCAAGCAGATATAATGATGCAGATTGATCCTGATAGATTTCCTGATAGAGAATCAGCACAAGATTATTTATTTGAACGTAGTGGAGCAGATATTGCAGAGCCTGATGAAGAAGAAGCACCACAAGATAGCCTATTACAAGCATTAACAAGACCAGTACAATAAGGAGAAATTATGGCTAAAAAAGTAAGTTGGATGTATGGCAAGAAAAGATATTATGGAACATTAATAAGAGAAACAAAGACAGCTAAATTTGCAAGAACTGCAAGTGGTAAGATTAAAAAGATATTAAAGAAAAAGTAATGGCAGAATATCAAGGCAAACAAGTAAGATTAGACAAACCAAGCAGAATAACTAAAGGCGAAGCAGGATATGGTCGAAAGAAGTTTAAGGTTTACGTTAAAGATGGAGATAAAGTAAAGAAAGTTATGTTTGGCGATCCGAATATGAGGATAAAAAGATTTTCAGATAAGAATCGCAGAGATTTTAGGTCAAGACATAGATGCGACACAAACAAACCTACAGATAAAACTAAAGCACGATATTGGTCGTGTAGGTTTTGGGAATCACGAAAATCTGTAACTAATTTACTTAGCTAATGGCAGACCAAACAAAGATAGATAACATAGCAGCACAAGTAGCACGACAAACAGACCAACTACAACAAGAGTTGGTTAGAGATTTACTAACCCTATCAAAAGCAGACAGATTTCAAACAATAGACCAATTTCTATTTGCGTTAGATCAACTTGACATCCAAGAACTTGTTAGAATTAAATCAGCAAATATATTGCAAGGCTACACACAAGCACATACAATAGTATTACAAGATATGGACTTAATTGCAGATATAACTGAAGAAACACTAAGAAGTCTAACAAACTTTAGTAGGTCAACATTTGCAGAACATTTAGGGCAGATGGGCAATATAATAAAAAAAGAAATAGTTAAAGGTGCAATAGCAGGTAGCACAGAAAAAGGTATATTTGATGCTATACAACAACAAGCAGGACTATCTAACAAACAAATGCAAACACTTGTAACTACAGGACTAAATGACTACTCACGTAGCGTAAGTAAAGTAATGATAGACCAGTTAGGTGATAATCAAAAGTATAGATATGTAGGTGCTATTGATGACAGAACAAGAGATTTGTGTTTAGATATGTGGGGTGCAGGTAATTTAACAAAAACAGAAATAGAATCAAGGTTTGGTGCAAGTGTATTTATATCAGGTGGAGGTTATAATTGCAGACATCAATGGATACCAGTAGAAGCAGAATCTAAAAGCAAGGATGTAAGAACAGATGCTTGATATTAAGTTTATGCAGAAGATGTCGTTTAAGACACGTAAAGCGTATGTAGATCATATCTTTGAAAAGGGAAAGGATGTATTTGGTAGACCATTTAAATCTTATTCAAGCAAATATGGTGAACGTAAAAGGGCAAATAAATTTAAAAGACAATCAGGTGCGTATGCAACAAAGGTAACGCCAGTATTGACAGGCGATTTAAAGAACGATGCGAAGCCATTTGCTACATCAACATCATTTGGTATTAAGTTTGCAGCACATGGTGGAAAGGTTGCATCACTAAACAAAATGAAAAGAGAACTATCATCAGATAAACAACCATTACCTAAAAAAATTATAGAAACAATAGAAAAAGATGTGCGTAGAGAAATAGCAAAACAATTTCCAAATAAAACAACTAAAATAGTTTTAGGAAAATAATTATTTTTTTTCTTGCAATTAATTACTAATATTACTATGTAAATTTGTAACTAAAAACTCACTCAAGAGGTTAAAATGTCAGAACAAATAGAAAATACCCAAGTTGAAACAAACAACGTAAAAAATGACAGCACAGAAGCTGAAACAAATGTTAATAGTATTCCTAAATCAAGATTGGACGAGGTTATTGCACAAAGAAACAAGATGGGCGATGAGCTTAATGATGTTAGGTCACAACTTGACAAGTTCAAAGCAGACCAAGAAGATGCAAGAAAGAAAGAACTTGAAAAGCAAGGCGAATACAAAACACTACTTGATGAACAGGCTAAAGATATGGCAAAATTTAAAGCTGATTCTGAAGCGTGGAATACATATAAATCCGACAAAAGAGCAAGTATAATGGAAACAATTACTAATGACGATGACAAAGCTATAGCTGAGGGATTGTCGCTCAATAAGTTGGAAATGTTTGCAAATAGGGTAACGCAGACACCAAAAAGTGTAAACACACCAAATCAAAGACCTGCCAACACACCTACAGGTGAATATGGTGGGTATAGTTCTTATGCTGAATGGGCGATGAAAGACCCAAAGGGATATGAACAAGCTAATGGATCAGTTGGCTTAGGCACAACAAAAGGTGGTAGAATTGTCTAAAATAAAAAAGAATGATGGTGGACATAAGATATGTGGTGTGGATTTCGATCCTAATGGTGATTTAATCCATAATACACACGATGATGGCTCATATACAGCTTATCATAAAGGTCAAAAAATGAAATA